TTTCTTAGTAGTTACTGGCTTAGGTGTTGATGGTGCTACCTGCCCGATCTTGATCAGGAAGGCTTCTTGCTCTTTTTCCCACTCGGACATTTTAGCTCCAACTCGTTAGGACTGAGATATTGATATTACATGTTAGTAGATCACCAGAAGCGGCACTTAAGACCGCCGGGGCGGATACTTCTGTGACGTTATAGGTGTATGAAGATGCAGCGAGCAAGTTAAAGACTCGCACGATGTTATCTTCAATTCCATTCAGATTACCCTCATTATCGAGCAAGGGTACGAGTATGCTCAACTGAAAGTTAGCCAGCGGAGCAATTGTGTTATATGCATTATTAGAAGGTGTGATGTAAGGATCTGCTGGCGCTACGATGACGCTGTTAGCAATCGGTGTTGCAGGTGGGAATGAGAAGACTGAGTATTTTGTGTTATCTGTCAGAGCTGCTGCAATACCTGCGCGAAGTGTTGAAATGGCGGCCATTAGCCCACCATCGATCTCGGATCAAGATATGGTGCAAGCAAGCCGCGGACGCGAGCAAGTAAGGTGTTACCCATGCGGTAGGGCGAAGGCTGATACCCATCAATGGTCACGCCGCCGCTTGATGGTGCTTGGCGGCTCTGCCAGATGTCAATCGAGATCATGAGAGACGCTTCTTGAATCGCCGGAATCGTTGTGTAATCGACTGTGGCTACTGCTGCTACCCGTCCAAAAGGAGTCACTGTATGTTGAGGTTGCGCTGTCGGACTGCCTGTAACTGTATAAGTGATGGATGTGTCATCTACGCCAGTGATTGCCTTAGATCCATTATGAGGTGCGCCGTTACCACTGATCGTTACAGTTTGACCGACATAAAAGACATCCTCGATTGATTGCTCAAAATACAATGTGCCTTCTGTAGTTGTATTACTGTGTCCAACATTGAATGTGTAGTTATTCCATAGAAAGGGCAAGAGTACGTCATCTGCGGCGTCGCAGACTTGCTGCAAGACTGCATCAGTATAGAGAGTGCCAACGCCAAGGGCGGTGCGAAGCTCTGCAACTGTTGTCAATGCCATGCTCTTATCCTTTCTAAAGACTCGGAGGGTAGAAGGGCACTACCCTCCGAGCGACTTAGCGTGTTACTTATTAAGCAACTTGTACTGCGCGGAATGCTGCTGGGTAGCGGTTAACTACTGCAACGTATCCGTAGATACCGATTTCAAGCTGTCCGTTAGCGACAACGTTTGTGCGGATCTGTAGCGTTCCGCTTTCGTGGAATCGCATTGCCATTGTTGGGTAAACAAGACCGACCTTGATGTTAGATGTTCCACCTGTGTAATTAGGATCTACCACGAGGTTAAGTCCTGCGACTGTGCCATTTGTAGATCCCTGAGTAATAAGGCCGTTAGCATTTTGGGAAGCGGCGGCTGCGTATAGTGGACGACCAGTTGTATCAACTGCACCGAGAAGTCCGGCAAAGTCAACGTCGTCGTTTCCGCCAGAAGTAGCTACGAGAAGGTTATTAGGTGTCTGGCGCATTACTCCGAATGAGTCAGAAATTGATTTAGCAATAGCCTTGTAGATTGTTGATGAAGAAGAATCGGATGATCCGTCTGCTGCAATCTTTGCTGCATACTGATCTGTCTTCTGTGCGTATGACGCAGCCAACTCGCGTAGATAGAGATCAAGGAAAGATGGGTCGCTGCGATCTACGAGTTCGAGATCGAGCTTTCCTGCGCCTGCGAACTTGACCACAGAATCCTCTTGAAAAGTGACTGTTGTGTCAGCTGATGCAAATTCTGCACCTTCTGCTGTTAGATCGACTGCTGCTTGAGTTCCGAGCTTAGGAGTGAAAATTTTCATTCCTGATGCTGGTAGAGCTGCGCGCTCAATTGAATCAATGAATGGACGTGATGAGTCAATGATACCAATTACATCCTTGAGATATGTAGGTGGAACCATTCCTGTGTTCTCTGCAACTGTTGCGACCTGAAGGGCTGCTACTAGTTCGCGTGCATCTGCGTCGCCGCGTGATGCGTTTAGTTGTGCCTTGGCGTATTCGCCAGCTGTGATGTTGAGGTTGATGCGTGGCGCTGTGTACGCCATCGCTGTTACTGTAGGGCGAGCAGCTTCCACAGCCGCAGCTTCTACCGGTGTTGCTTCGACTGTTGTGTCTTCCACGACTGTCTCGCTTTCTGTTTGTGGGGTTTCCTCAGCAGGGATGACTTCCTCTGCTGCGATCTCTAGAATTTCGCTCGATGCAAATGCAGGAACTGTCACTAGAGAAACTTCTTTTAACCTAGCCGCTGATACGACTGTGTAGCCATCCTTGGACGGCTTTGATGCGATGATCTCAGCACCGATGCTCAAGCCTGTTACTAAACCTTCTTGAGCCATAATAAGTGCGTCATTGCCGCCAGATGATCGGCTTAACTTAAATGTTGCATAAATGCCATCTTCACGAACCTCAGCATCAGTCATGCGACCAATAGGCTTCTTGAGATCGTGTTGAGATAGCAGCTTGATCTTTGATGGATCGGTGATCTCAATTGAATTGGCTGCGAATGTGTATGCGCCAAGGTTAGTGTGCCCAATCTCGCCTGTTCCCATTGGAACAATTTTGCCTGAGATTTCGCGGCGTTCTTCTGAGCATTCGATTGATGATGCTTCTAAATATAAGGTTTCCATTAGCTGCCATTCCCGTTAGGTGAGAGGTCTTCCATTTGCATTGCCTGTTCAGTTGTAATTAGTCCAAGACTCAACATCTTTTCCAGCACCATTAAACGTTCCATTGGCTCTGTTCTTAAGAATGTGTCATCGAGGGCGAACTTGACATAGTGACCAGCAGTAGAAATGTCATCCATTGAAAGACGCGCTTCCACAGCTGAAACGTAAGGCTGAAGGGTAAACGCGACCATCTGCTTTCTTTCGTCTTGAACATTGGCATAAGTCATTGTCGTGTTCATCGATGCGCTGACGTAATACGGATCAACCGAGCAAAGTCTGGCGCATTCCGTAGCGAGATTCTGGATGGCGTCCGTGTAGCCCATGTCCTTAGGGCTAAATCCAACTGTTTCATAATTAAGAGTCGAAGTTAGGTACGCTGTTGAACGATTTTGACGAGCAGACTTCCAAGCCGCGAGCAATCCTTGAACTTCGGCAGGTGGAAGATCAGCGCCGGTATTCTTTAGGTATCCAGAAGGGCTTGGAGTAGCAAGTGCAACACTAGCTGCATTCTGCGCGTCTAGGGCTGCTTTAATTGTATTGCCGCCTATTGCAAGAATACCTTCGTCTTTCTGAAATGTAATTAGCGAGCCAAGACCAGACATGTTTAGCGGTTGTCCGTCTAGGAAATACTGTGTCACGTAACTATTAGTTGAATCTGTTACGAAAGTAACGCGGCTATTGGCTACCCATTCTGCGTTCGCCATTCTGCCGTCTTCAAGATAAGTCTCGGTAATCTGCCAATATGCAACGCCGTACATAAGTAGGCTGTCAAGGGTAAAATAAATAGTCTCAAATCGAGGTTGAGACTTTGATGGCTGCTCAACCCATCGAGGAGCAGATATTTTTTCGCCTGTTGACTTTTTGTAATACTCTAGAGGAATCGATGCGATCGTTCCACAAATCAAGTCCCGGCATCGTTTAATCGATGGCACTTGGAGAGCCTGCTGGCGCGTTACTAGAATAGGATAATAAGTACCGAAAGAAAGATAAGAGTCGGACATGACTCTAGGAGCTTCCTGCGCTTCGATTACTTTTGGCTTACGATCGAATAGACCCATAGGTCGCAATTATACACTACATGTTGTGCTATTCGGTGTAGATAGCCGCTACCTGTTGTGGTTTCATTAAGGCAGATGTAATCATTGCGATTGAAATAGGAGCCGAGATATCTCCAGCACTCTTTCTCTTAACGATGCGCCAAGCGCTGTCGTTTACCTTGGCGGCCACGTTCGAAAATTGGTCGATGAGTTCTCTTTGTCCATTGTGGACTAGACGGCCATTAACTACGGCGTCCAGAAGGTCTCCGCAAGCTCTATAGAACTGTTGCCCGTCGCAGGATTCGACTACGCACCCAGCATTGGCCAGGCGATCGGCAATGGACTGTGTCGCGTAACGATCAAATAAAATTGTTCTTGGACGCCAGATATCCGACCATGCTTTTATAGCCGCCGCGATTTTAAGATCATCAACTGAGACCTGAGACTCCCACGATTCCAGAATGCCTACGGCAATCTTTCCATCTGGCATCAAGATTCCAGCGCACAGACTTGCATTGCGTTTAGAAGGCGAGACATCAAAACCGAAGACCGCATAGCCGCCGGGGTTGATTACTAGCTCTGAGTCAGAGCAATCTTCAATAGAATTCGCGGGGAAGGGGCTGGATAAACTGCTGACCCATTGGCAAAGTGTCTCGGTACGGACGTTTTCAATAGGGCTGGTTGTGATCGATTCCTCGATGGCCGATTCTGTAATTGTGTAGCCGAGTGCAGGGTTAGCCATTGCCCATGCTGCTCGATCGTCTATCTTGCAGTATTGAGGCGCTGAGTATTCGTAGAATCCCAAACTTTTAGGTGGTCGATCTAAGCAGCGCTCGTGAAGATCGTTAAGCACTTTCGAGAATGCATCACCTGCATTTGATGTCATTAGTGTGTGTGATGACGGGTGGGCACGAGTGGTTGGAATTGCAGCTCGATAGCCCTCTTCGCTGATCTCGCGTAACTCATCGATGAAGAGTAAGCCGTTGACGGATCTTCCTCGGCTGCCGTCGCGAGTTGCCGCTACTACATCCAGTCGTGCGCCAGATAACATCTCAATAGACTCTGTGCCGTTAGCGTGCCTAATCTGTTTGACGAATCCCTTGAGGTGGTCATTATTTTCTAGGATGTTGGTCAGTTGCCGAAAGGTATCCAGAGCCATTGATCTGTTGGACGACATGATCAGAACGTTCGTCTCCCACTTAATTAGGTGAGCCAGTATCAGCATGCGAGCCAGGTGAGTCTTACCATTTTGTCGAGCGATGAGAAGTAGGTTAGTTCTATGAACCCAATGACCAGCCTTGTCTATTGTAAGCATATCCTTGAGAACGAACTCCTGCCACGGCAATAAAGGTTGATCGATAATCGTGCAGAGATCGAGGACATCTTGCAGCTTATTTTCGCCCTTGAGAATAGGGCTGTGGAGCCTTGGCTTAGTTGCCCCTCGTAGCACTCGGCTCTTCTTGGCAGCCATCAGGAACCTTCTGGGACTGGTCGGGCTGAGAACGGACTGTCCTCGTGGATTTTCGACTGCATCGGGGACGGATAGTCAGTAAAGACAGGGGGGGTGGCCGTCCGTGCTAAAAAAACGCCCTCAGAGCGTGATCCTTTACTGCTATTGCACCTAGTGCAACATGAGACCAGATTGTCATAAGCGATCGGATCGCCTCCAGCCTTGATCGGTATAACGTGATCGACCGTCGTGGCAGGCATCTGGCAATAGAAGCAAGTCCACTGATCTCGCTGCAACACCTCAAGGCGTCTGGCTTTGTAAGCCCTTGTCCCTCGAGGATCACCACGCTTTGTGCTCATTGCCAACCTTTAGTCTTTAGATGATGTAGTGCATTGCAGTAATCAGGTTCATCGTACTCTGTTATTCCATAGCGATGCATTACATAATGCCAATAAGTCCAGAATTGCTTAACTGCTGATGCAGTACGCATGGACTCACTCTTAATCTGATAGAAGCCATAGGTTTGTTTAGTGCCGTTCTTATTACCAACAGCTCTTACATTCCATCGACTTTCTCTATAGATAATCTCATGATGGCATTGTTCTTGCTTATCAGTTAATTGATACTTTGCTAATTCTTTAACGTATTTGATTGCGAGGTTTGACGCCTGTGCATCTAGCGGCATTGCGATAGATAGAGCTATCCCAATAGCGATGGCTACCCCGCAGGCTTGCCGTGAACGGCCTGCGGTGAGCCCTTGATGGGCTCTAGCCCTGAGAGTACCAGCGATGTCAAGCATGTGTATAACATGGGCGTGTCTTGAGCGTAAAGTGACGTTTCTGCATTTACTTATCCACAGGTGTGCATAACTCATCTGTTATCCGTACTGTAGAACCCTGTCCCCTTAAATGAGACTCCAACACTCGAATAAACCTTGCTCATCGAGCTGTGACAGAACGGGCATTCCAAATCATGAGGCTCATGGATTGACATCCACTTTTCTATTCTTGCATTGGACTCGCAGTGTTCGTTATCGCACTCGAACTCATAGGTTGGCATCTGGATCGACCTCACATGTTCTGCATGTCTCAGTGAACGACCAAACGCCGCACATGTTGCATCTCATTACATTAAGTTTACCAATATCATCGCCAAAATCA